AATATTGTCACCTTTTATTTATACAATTCAATTAAGAATTGAGTAGAGCTTCAAGTTCAGCATCGTTGATATCAGCTGGTTCTTGTACTTTGCTTAGAGCTTCAGTATAAGAATCGCCTACATCTTTATCTTTACCTGCAGCAACTTGCGTTGAAGTAGGTTCAGCAAATGCATCATTTAGAGCGGCTTTATGGTCCGTTGCACCTTGGTTTTTAACCAGTTTGCGACCTAATGTAGCTTCTAGCTTAGTTTCTAATTCTTCATAGGTTTTACTATAATGCTTAGACGTTGGGCTAACTTCATCATTCAAGCCTTTAACTTGCTCATAGATTTTTTCTAATTTAGCGTCATCTTGGAACAATGGCCCAGGATTCATCCAAACAGTTTTGTCATATGTACGCATGTTATTGCTACCGTTATACGCACGAATTTTTAAGTTCGCACCTTCCCACAAATCAAATACGTTTAGAGGTTGTTCATCTTCATCGTCTTCAAATTGCGGCGTTAGCTTATCAGTAACAAATTTCCAGATAGAAGGAGAAAGTTTTGCTTTCATCACTTTACCGTTGTTTTCTGGAGCGTTTTTGTCATTCACAACATAAATCCAAACGATGTATGAAGTACGATCGCGGATAAGTTTAGCGTCAGCTTTCGCTTCTTCTGTACCCAAGTTGTGAAGCGCCCAGAATTCATCTTTAACTGGATCTTTTTTACCAATTGTTTCTAATGAACGCTCAATGTACCATTTCTTTTTGCCAATTTCTGGATGGAATACACCAATACCATAATCTTTGACTTCTACAAATGGAAAGGCTTCGCCTTCAGCAGCTGGCAATAAACGAATTTCTGCAACACTGTTCTAATGGCATCTCATGGCCTCCTCGTGAACGTTTAAACGGGAGCCAATTATGTTCTTAGTGAACTTTCAAACATATCGGTTTAATAGGCAAACCGAGTAATAAATTTATTTACTTATTTAGCAATAATGAATCAAACATGTTCAATACATTATCGCTTGTATCTAAAAGATACTTGTATTTATGCAAAATAAAAGAACGTTTTTTCCATAAAGGATTATCAGTATCTTGCAATAAATACGGTCGACACATATCTAATATAGCTAAAAACTCATCAGATAACCTTAATTTTTTAACGATTAAGGGACGGTCATTTTTAAAGTCTAACATTTCATCAATATTGACTTTATTGACTAACATAAAGTCTGTAACCTTAGTCATATCTTTTTCAATGATACGGGTTAAATTCATTATGTTATTCATTCGTTTTGTATGAACATCGGTTTTTGATCGATCTAATACATCACCAATCCAAGCATCTGGATTAGATTTAAAAATAGAAATTAAAATTTCTTTTAATTCACTAAATTTATGATTATATTTGTCCGTTACTTCAATAAATATATCAACGTCTCTTCTATTATTCATAGAGTGCTCGTTAAATGATTTATGTCTAAAGTTATCATTATAAACAAATTTCTCTGAATTAAAATGTAGCTTTAGCCCAATATACAACTTAAAAATTTTCAATACATCTGATGTATTTAAATCTTCCATATAAAAGCCTTAAAATAAAGAAGTAGTCTTCTTTTCAAATAACTTCCTGTTACATACAATATTCATACTTAATGCGTCAGTTTTAATTTTCTCTGTAATATTAGAATCTAACATAGGAATTATGTCTTCAATCTCAATATTATTTTCTTCAGAGAAAATAATCAACGCATCAAATATACCAACCTTACGTTCTAATGATATTGTATTAATAATACCAAGTAGTTTTTCAGCATCAGTCATTGTACGTTACCTCAAAATATAAAGTCATTTTAATATATAAAATGACAAATGTAAACATATTTAATTATATTTTGCGAGAATAAAATGCCTCTTCTAAACAGTTTATTGCTTTATTAAAATATGTTCGTGATGGGGTAGAAGATAACCCTGTATCTGCACCAGCTTGAATACGTGATTTAATAGCGTTTAAATATTCAAGCGAATCTTTCATATTTTTAATTTGCGATTCAACAAGTTTTAATGAATCAATTTTTTTATTTAATTCATTGATTTGTTTAATTTGTTCAATAGTCGCATTATCTAATACTTTATATTTATTAGACATTAACTCTTGATATTCAACTGAATTAGCTAATGCATTTTCTAGCGCATCAATTAATGTAGATTGAGTCCATATTTTATAATATAAAGCATGTGATCCAATATATCGGTTTCCATGATCTATTTCATTACAATCAAGCTGTTTTTTTAATTCTTCTAATGAAGACACATTTTCAACTTCAGCTAGATATAATTCAAAGTCATCATTTTGTTCTATCATAATTGATTACCTTAAAATAAAAAAATATAAAATATACGGCTTATACTTTATATTTTTTTATTTAAACACAAATTATTTTAAAATATCGATCTTAACTTTGCCTACGCCTTGATCGATAAGACCAATCGCCTTGGCCGCGCCATACGATAAATCTAATGCCCGATTACCATGAAATGGACCTCGGTCAGTCACAGTTACAATTGTTGATTTTCCAGTTTGAGCACAGGTAACTTTTAATTTTGTACCGAATGGCAATGTGCGATGTGCTGCCGTTTGGTGATACATATTAAAGCGTGATCCATCAGCTGCTATTCGTCCGTGGAAAGGCTTTCCATACCAGGATGCAGTCTTTACACCCAAAGTTTTTACGGTCTCATGTGCGAAGGATGGTGTGCTTATGGTGATGCAGGCAAGTGCAAATGCAAGGATTATTGATTTTTTGATTTTCATCATTGATGTTTCTCCAATTTGTCGATGAATAACGGGATTGCTATTCATCTTAGTGCTTGTCGAACACGCAACTTTTACGGTCAAATCGTCTCAGATTTAGTTGTAGTCGTCATAGCGCGATTCTAGCGTCTTCTCCTTTAGAAGATAAGTTAAGATTAAATGTATCCGTTTAAAGATACACGTTAACATTTATTTCATTCTGTATCATAATGTAATACAGTTTTACTAATTTTAAAACATATTTATACAAAAAAATTATATTTTTTATATTATCTATTTTTCATAATATTAAATTGATTAATTCTTTCTTTAGCTGCCACGATATGATCGGACAATTTTGCAGTCGCCACTTGAGTGGTAAAGCTATCACGAATACCTAAAATAATACATATATCTTTAATAATAATACCAGTAATTTCATATATTAATAGACAATAGATAGATGCTTGTAAGAAATAATCTTGTAGATATTTTTCACTTTTTTTACGGCGACTATTTTTAAAATCAATCATAGTTAATGTACCATTTTTAATTCCAATACAGTCAAGATATCCTTGAATTTTATATTTGTCAGAATACATATGAATTTGTAAACCAATCGTATCAATATTATCTAATACCGGTTTCATTTGATAAAATAAATTTAAACCTGGTTCAGATTTATATTGTTTAATATCACCCAAAGTACCGGCCAAATATTTTTCAATCAGCATATCTAATGAATTACCAATTGACAAAGATTCTTGTAAAATAGCTTCAGCTTTTTCTTCCCCAACTGATTCACGCCATTTTTGTAAAGAGGCTTTATCTTCATCTGATTTAGTTTCAGATAATACTTTTGTAACACCATAATATTTTCTATCGCCATATGGATTAGCGTCATAAAAAGATTGCATTTTAAGCGCTAATTCATGATCGGGATTGACAAATATGGCGCGATTATTCGCCGCCATTATTTATAATCCTTCATATTATTACCGGGTGTGTTATTTTTAATTTTCTGCATAAAATCTCTAAAGTCACCAGGTAAACGTTTATTAATATCACCCACACCGCTTACTAAAGCTGCTGATGCCATTGCTTTAGGTGTATTAGCTACGTCACTTGATGTTAAGTCTGATCCACAAAGATCACATTTTTTACCTTCTGTTTTAGGCACATAATTCATGGTAAAACCTAGTTCATATGTGCATTCTACATTTGTACAAATAATTGTATATCTTGACATTTTATTTTAATACTCGTTTAGTTAGTGGTGCCAATATAATTAATTGAAAGAACAGTAGCATTTGTAAATTTATCTATTACACAATCTTGGGCCATCTTTTCAATATTATGTAAATCAATATTAGTAAGATCTTTTTGATCAGCATTATATATAAAAGATCCAAATGAGGTTACAGCGTAACCTGATTTGAACATAGCATATGAAATATAAAAGCGATGCATATTAAACTCCTTAGTTAATAATTTTTAATAACTGTCCTAGTTTATACTTAATGCAATATTCAAATGAATTTCCAACACGTTTTGGCAATGGTGCTAGATAAGCATCAATAATTTCTTGACGATAGCTATCAGGGATTTGTGACATATCAATAATTTTTTTATTTTGTTCAAAACGTGCTTTATTTTCCGCAGGAATAATAAATTTCAATGCTGCGCGTTTTTGTTTAGTAAGAGCTTTACTGCGCTTCTCAGGATTAACGTGCGTATCTTCATCAGAAAGAATATTAGCAATAGCATCAGCTTTATCGCCTTCGATAATATGTTCTAATAAAGTGTAATTATAATCTTCACAAGTAATAAATTTATTATGCTTAATAGAGAATTGAGCAGCTTCAGGATATTTTTCAAGAATTTGTAAATCATCTGTATCAGATGATGCGATAATAATATCAAGTCCTCGTTCATATTCTGAAATACAGAAAATAATATCATCGGCTTCTACACGATCAATTTCAATACATTTATAACTGAAATACATAGGTAATTCTAATTTTAATGTATTGTAATGGGCATAAAACTCTTCCCATGAAAATTGATCATCAACACGCTTTCGGTTACCTTTATAGCAAGGTAAAATATCTTTTCTCCAGTAATTGCGAGAATCAAAACATAAAACTAATTGATGGTGGCGACCAATTTTTTTATGAACTTCAATTAATTTTTTTAAAATAATATGACGTACACTTGTTGGAGTTAATTTAGTTTGTTCTTTGCTACCTGCTAAAGCCGATTGTAAAGCTGAAATAGCAAGGTTGCTCATGTCTACAAGAATCATTTTCTACTGTACCTTTAAATAACTTTCTAACGTTATTTAAATCAATAATATTGGCGTGGATTGATTATACACCTATTTTACAAATATAATTTATTAAATATAAAATAAAAAGGATTAAAAATGAAATTTGCTGATTTTTTAAATGAGAATTCTGAAGAAAATGACAATACAGTGGGCAGTTTCATTAATACTGTAGAAAAAAATATTGCAGATCAAGCTAAAAATTCTGATATTTATACTGATGGCGATATTTATGTTATTGATTATAAAAAAACTGATGAAGTAGTCGAAACAAAAGAAATTTTAGGTTTCTTTATTTACAAAAAAGATGCTGATCAAGGCGATGATTTTTATATTGGTAAATATATTCATCGAGTTTCTAAAAATGAAACAGACATTTTAATTGACGATATTAAAGATAGCTTTACTACTATTGCTGATTGTGATTTATATATTAAAAATAAATTAAAAGGTAATATTTTAAAATAAAAAATGGAACGTTCCGCCAAGTACGTTCCATTCCAAAAGGTGACTTAGTAGTCACCTTTTTTAATACACCTTTATTATAAAGATGCATCAGTTCCTTTTAAAATGTCTTCACGAAGTTTTTCAAGATCTTCAATGCTACCTGAAGTAAGTTGTTCTTGACGTTTTGTCGCAAGCGCATTATCAATTAAACGCAATTTAGTTTGTTGAGCTTCGCGTAATTCACGAGCATCACGTTCTGCTTTAAGAACACCGATGATATGCATTACTACTTCTAACGCTAATTTGGTTTTAGCCATTTTAATATTAGATTCTTTATTTGCAGCATCACCATCTACTAAATCGATCATATCTTCAGTTGAAGACACTTCTTTTTTTAGCTTAACAGCAATAGAGTTAAGTGATAAAGTACCTTTTAATGGTAATTCCCATAAATCTTCTACAGAAAGCTCACCACGAGTAGTAGGAAAACGTAATTTAACACGAGTTGCTTTTTCAAAAATATTAGACATGTTGTTTCTCCGATTAGAAATTAATTTTAAATACGCGTTGAGTTTTTCCAGTAACTCGTACTGTCGCAGTATTGCGAATTGTTTCACTAAAGCCTAAACCACTTAATTGTTCTTCAGTAGGTTGAGCTTTTAATTTACTGCCTAACACTTCAATCGTTTTACGGATATCATTTAGTTCAGGTTTCAAGTATTCGTTAAAGAATCCTCGCACCGGTTCTTCATTTTTACAATTTTCTAAAATGAAGAACAAATGTTTATTACCAGTTTTGTTATCATCCCAATAGTTAGGCGAGTTCATTACCATTGATACTGGAACAAATTCATTACTTGTAATATTCCAAACGCTTTCTTTTGCCGCAGATGATGATGTAAATTCATTCCATACGTCTTTTAATGTGAACTTTTCACCGTCCCAATTAATTACAAACATTGTTTCACGACGGCCATTTACATAACCTTTATCATATGCAAATGTTTGGATTTGACCATCAAATTCTAATTGAACTGCAAATCCAACATCTTCATTACGACGACGTGAGAATTGATGAACAATAAATTTATAATCACCAAGTGGCATTTTTGATTTATTTTTATAAATCAAGTTTTCAACTGGTGCAGTATCACTATGTTTATCAAGGCCATTCATATCTAAATCAAGCATACCGCCTGAATGACGAGATGATTTTTGGCTATAATAAATTGTATTACCATTTGGTTCAATACATGATAAATCTAAGTCATCTGCATTATACCATGATAATGATACACGTAAATCGCCTTCAACATCACCACCAGCTTCTTTAACGCGTTCTTTAATGGTATCCGTTACATCGCCATTATATGCCCATGAATATTGGTTATTCCATTTAAACATATTTGGTGCAGTTTGATGAACTGGTGCAACTAAAGTCATTAGATTGCTTTTAAGTCGTGATTCAAACATAACTTCTAATTTAGTTGAATTTGGTAAAATATCATTAATAAATTTTTCCAAACTAACAGTTTCAACTTTGTCAAGTTTTTTATCAGTTACTTTACGACCAGCTTCTTCAATTAAATCATCAAATACATTTAATGATTTTTTATGGATTGTGCTAAACAATACATTATTGATAGTAACATCATTTTTATTCGCAAATCGGCGTTCAAGGCTTGGCTCTAAACCTAAAGAACGAATTTTTTCTTGCGCAGTTTTAATCATGGATGGAGTAACTAATGCACTAGAACGTTTATAGTTGGCACCACCAACCATTGATTCAAATGCACCAACTGCTTTTTCTAAAGATTGACCTTCTGTTAATGCTGCTAATAGCGTACCAATTGAAGTATTTTTAATACGCCCATGTTGTTTTAAAACTTTTGCAGCTTGCCACACATAAGAGCGTTTTTGATTTTCATCTTCAATCGCATCATATTCGCGTTTATGCTTAATAAAAGTTGTAACTGCAAATTTGTTTTCAGTGCCACGGTATAAAGAACCTTGCTCAATTAATTCAAGTACAGTTTCTGCAGCATCAAGACTTAATTCTTTCAAAGAGCGTTCTAATACGTCTTTATGGCCTCGGAATTCACCCAAATATGTACCGATCGCATCATTTTTATAAACAAATTCAGTTGGCACTTTTACATAGAAGTGATCCCATTTAATTTCAGGATTATAATTATCAAAGTTTGATAAGCCACCAGCAATGCCTTCAGAAGTTGCATAAATTGTATCAATGCGCTGTTCTTTTACATAAGCAGCCATTTTATCAGTAACTTCTTGGAAATAGCCTGGAACAGTAACATCCCATACGCTTGTAATTTCAGTGCCTTTCAAAGCAACTAAATTACCAACGCGACGAATAAAGTTTTTACAGCAGTTACAATCATAAGCGCGGCGCTCACGGAACAGTGAGTTCGTATTTTGTGGAAACGCATTTAAATATGTATCCCATAACTCTTCCATATCAACTGCAACGCGAACAAGAGTTGCATCTTTATCAGATACCATCTTATTATATTGTGCCTCTACTGCTGTAGAGAAGTCTTTAAAATTTAATTTATCCATTTCATATATCCGAGTATGTTTTATCGTGATGAGGCTATCATATAGCAAGTAAAATCATATGTACACACATATTTTAAAAAAATTTATATTTTTTAAATTAAATAAAGTAAACGTTTTTTTACACTTAAGGAAAATATAATGAGCTTTTTAGATCATCTTAACGAAGCGACTATGAATTTGGATGAATTATTTGATTCAACTACACAAGTAGCAGAAGTTGAATTTTTAGAAGAATCGATTAAATCTTTTGCCGATCTTCCAAATGCTTGGAAAAAAGTATTTGCTCGTTGGGATAAAATTGCTGGCGAAAATTCAGAAATTGAAATTAAGTCAACTGGTATTCTTAAAAATAAAACTGCATATAATAAGTTATTCAAAGAAAGCTTAAAAGATACTAATGATAATGCTGGTATCATTATTGAAGTTGATGGTTTGGCTGTATTGGCTTTAATCAATAACTATGAAAAAAAATTCAATCTACTATCAAATGACGGTAACTTGAAAAAAATTCTACGTACGCAATGGGATCGCGGAACACTTCATCGTTCTGGTGGTTTGAGAAAATGGCATTCTGGTGATCTTAAAGTACAAGAAACATTTGATCAAATTACACAAACACTTACTGAATTGGCAATTGATAAAGCAAATTCAAATATTGAAGATGAATCAAAATTTGTAAAAACTATGACAATTGATGATGTAATTTCAACTTTAGATATTACTGTTAAAGTAGTTAAACGTGATCGTAAACGTATTGAAAAAAATGTTGAACGTAGTAATGATCGTAATGATCGTAATTTTGGCAATAAAGATTCATTAGCTGCTAATCGTCGTGCGGTAATTAAAAAATATACTAAAGAAAATATTGCAGACCTTGTAAATGATATTAAAGATTCATTACCAAAAATTGATGAAGTAGAAGATATCTTAATGCAAGCAGCTGAAGGTAAAGACGTTAATATCGATGTAAAAGGCCTTAAAGAAAAAGTTGATTCATTAAATAGTATTCTATTTGCATTTAAACAAGCATATAAAAAAGGTAAAATTAAATCTGATTGGAAAAACGAATTAGATTGGGATATGAAATATCTTAGTAATATTATTAAAAACAATAAAGAATAAAAAAAGGACCTCGAGGTCCTTTTTTTATGCAGATGTTGTACTCAATGAATCAATGAAATCTTTTACAAATTCTTCTTCCCAATTTGGATCGGTTGGGTTGGTTGCCTTTTTAGTTTTATATTCATGGCTAAATTTACTAATCAATTTATTATATTGTTTTAATTGATCCGTAACTTTATTAATATTAATTTGTTGTAGTGTTCCATCAATAGATTTTTGAATTAATTCTTCAGCTTTATCTAAATTTGGAACTTCTTTATCAACAAGTTTATGATAGTCGGTAACAAATTTACTTAAATAGTCGTCACTAAACTTTTTAATAGCTTTATTGGCATGAGTAGATTGATCATTTGAATTTCGCCCAGTACCAGATCCACCAGATTGAGCTCTTTGATTATCAGTTTCCACAACTACTGTTTTAATATTAATAGCTAATTCGCGCAAAGCGTCATTTAATTGCATATCATCATTTGATCCTTTGACATAATTAGATACAAATGTAGTTAATAATTTTCCAAGCGCCACTAATGAATTTGTATTAGTAATTTCTTTTTCATCAAATGTGTTATGTACTCCATAAAATTTAGCATCATGTGCCGTATATATTGTCCAAGTTGATTGTTTAATCTGTCGGGCTTGTGCTGGTCCAATTACAAATAAAGTAGATGATGAATTATCTTTTTTATCTTTTACCAATGCAAATAATGGTACTTCTTTATGACAAATCAAAAAACCTTGTACTTTATTGTCTTTAAGAGAATCTTTAATTACTCGATCAAAAGCAACTTTATTATTAATAGTAACAGTTTCATTCACTATTGTTTTTGAAAATTCTCCTTTACCAGGTTCACCCTTTGTAAAACCAACTACCCATGTCGGCGGCATCTTCGCAATATTCTGTACTGCTTCCAACAAGCTATTATATGTAGTCGATTCATATAATTCAACTGATCTATTTTCAACCAAATAATCTGTAAATTTCATTAATTTTATCCTAGTTCTTTTAAAATATTTATTAAATAAAATTTACAAATATGATAAAATGTAATATATAATACGAATTCTAATGGTGAAAACTATTAAGCCTTTACTTTATCTGGGCGTTGAATAATAGGATAAAGGATTATAGTTGATAACACTATAGCAATCAAAATAAATTCAGTGTCTGCACTGACTGCCCTGTCAACAGACGACGTGATTCCATATCATGGTCCGGTAATCAACCATCTTGAGATGAAGGCTTACTTTAATTGAATAGTATAATTCTTTATAAAGGTAAGTACAGAAAAGTAAAATTCATGATTGCACAGGAATTCTATTTTTCCGCCACACCAACCGTAATCTCAATATATTCGTCATAGAATATAACTTATATAGACTGATAAATTTGGTATTTGATTGACCACTTTGAACTAGCTATATTATTTGATGTCTAAGAAGCCGTAATAAGTTCTTAGAGGATATACTATCTATGGCAAAGATAGTGCCGAAAGGCGAGCGCTAAATCTATAGCAAACTGATCTACACAGTAATACGGAAATTGTTGGAACCACCGAGATTTAAATTGTTCATTCATGTAGAATTAGAGTGAACAAAGTATTTTATTTTATATTTGAATTATCAGATATAAATTATGTATGTAATATATAAATTCTTTCTTTATTATAATTTCATAAATGAAATTAATGTTCCTAAAGGAACAAACAACTAATATTGATATATGTGTAAAAGTGATAAGCAATCAAATAATTTATAAAGATGAATTGAAATAGATAAACAGAATTAGTATTCAATTATTAATATTATTCCTTTTTATTTTTTTCAATTTTTTCTTTTTTTCTTTCTTTCTTTCTTTTAATTCAAATATAAAAAATAATTTACTCAAATCACGGATATAGAGGGTGAATCATACCCAGAAGAAAGATAATCAAATAAAGAATAAAGAATAAAGAAAAAGACATTTATATAAGATATTAAAATTAGTAATCAATATTATCTTTATATCATCTATATATTAATCCATATCATCACCATTCGCTCTGTATGGAGTTTTATGGCTATACCTTATAAATTATATATGGACGCTATTTAAATGCGATACAGAGCGATATATGAAGAATGGTTATTATGCAAATATAATAAAATATAAATGTATATAAAATAAATTATGCTATATAATGTTAATTTAATAAGGAACAATTAATAATGCCAAAAGTCAAGACTAAAGCCATAGCTTCGGTGAAAGAGCTTATACATGACAAAATAAATAAGTCATGTCAATTATTAAATCATGATTTAAATTCTGTTCGATTAAAGGCCACGTCTAATTTATTTGATGAAACCCATCGAATGATTAGTAAAAAAGCTGTTTTTGATACGGCTGAAGTTAATATTACAAAAGATACTTTTAAGTTATTAGTTAATGACTATTTGAATAAAACTGATTATAGAATTGATATTAAAGCTTTTAATAAAGACAGTTATAAAACATTAAAAGAAATATGCGCAAATTTAAATTTTACTGAATTTGATGCGACAAAGAAAAAAGATATTGATCTTAATAAAATAGAAAATAAATTGGGTATATGGCATGAACTTATTAATTATCCAATTATGACCTATAAAATGGTTATAAATACGGGGTATACATATCAACCTTATATCGTAATTAATATTACATTGGAGAATTAAGTGGCTAAATTTATAACGGTCGAAGGATTGGATTGTGCAGGTAAAACGAGTATTATTATTCCCTATCTACAATCTAAATTGAATTCAGACAAATATTTGTTCGTAGCAGATATGAAGACTGGAAAACTATCCCAAAAAGTCCGTGAAATTTTTATGGACCCTGAATGCATTACATCTACAACAGATTGGCGTACTATTGCTTTCTTAGCATCAGCATCACGATCGGACTATGTAGCACAAAATATCATCCCAGCTTTAAATGCAGGTATCAACGTAATTAGCGACCGTTACGTTGATACCTCTTTTGTTTATAATTTAAAATCAGATACATCACCTGTTAATACGATTTTAAATTTATCAACTCATCTTGTTTATCCAAATATTATTATCTTTGCATACTGCTCATATGCTGAAATGCAAAAGCGTAAAGGCATGCGTGACGATAATGATCATTGGGATATCATGACTGAAGAAGCATATAACGATAAATTAGAACGTTACCGCTCGCAATTAAATAGTCGTCATTCTCATGTTATTGAAATTGATACTTCATGCACAGTTGAAGAAGTATATTCAATTCTTGATTCTACTGTTTTAAGTATTATCTAAAAATATAAAATAAAAAAGAGACTGAAGCGTCTCTTTTTTATTTTAATTAATTACCGCCAAACATGGCCCATTAAACCATAATTCATGCATACCGCTTTCTTTGTTTACATCTTTTGATGTACCAACATTTATTTGCATATTTTTAGCTGTATAAGCATCCTTTAAAACGGATTCAATATCTTTGGATGGCCCAAATACTTTAATAAAATCTTCTTCATCGCATTCTTTCATTGATTTTAAAATATCAATATATGATTTACCTTTTATATTAGCTAATTCTAATATAGCAAAATAATCATCTGAGTCGATTGTTTTACCATCTAAATGCATCTCAGTGAAAATAAAATCATGTTCTTCGCAGGAAGCAATAATTGTACTATCAAATGGATAAATTTTATAAAGTGCATCTCCATACATATTGGCAGTATTTTTATTGCTATTATTACCACAAATAATAGATTCACTTCGTTTTGGATAATTTTTAATTTCTTTACTTAAAAAATAATCAGTTAAAATATTTTGAGTATTTGATCCGGTAATAGAATCGCGTGTAGTTAATCGCTTTCTAGGTTCTAATTGCAGATATTCACCATGATAGCCCATACCACGCCAATATGGCTTATTTATATCCATATTTTTACAGTGTATATCAAATAATCTTTTAAATTCATCTTCATCAATAGAAATTCTATGGCTTTCGCTTTCTATCAAAAATAATTCAAATTTCATTTTTATTCCTAATTAAAAAGAGACTAGAAAGTCTCTTTTTTTTAACTTCTATTAATTATCTTTTTTCATCTTTTTAAGATATGTACTAATTTCACCATTAAAGTTACGAATACGTTGATCAGAAATAGCCCAACGGTATGCATCTAATACATCTGATACATCGCGCAGCAATTTATTAATTGATTCAATTTGTTTATGTTCAAAACCTTCACGGTCTAGTGATGCTTTTAATAAGTTATCCGTATCACCTAAGGTAGGTAATTCTTTAGCTAATTTTTCAACATTAGCAATTAAATGTTTTTTAGCAAATTTAGTAATAAGGTTTTTACGTTCTTCAGTAGTCAATTCAGAGCCAGCATGTTTTTTCAAACGAACTGGGTATTTATTTTCAGCACGATCATCTACAATGCCATCACGTACAGTATCAAAATAAACAGCTTTAACTTCAATACCTTTACCTTTAAATGCAGCAGATAAGCCACCTTCTAAAGAATCTAGCAATGTTTTAATTTCTGCAATTGCTTGAGCCGCATTTAAATCTTTATGAGTTGCATCATCGCTACCATCAACATGAAGATTAAATTTATACATACTTGTTTTAATTACTGCAACGACCGCTACACCATTAGCTTCAATAACAAAACCGGATAGATCATCTGCATGATCAGCAAATGTATTTTTAAGCGCGGTAGTTAAAGCGCCTTTAGTAGTAATTTTACCTTCAGATTGAATTTTTAAATCTTTAACAGCAGAATTTTCACCAGCTTTTTTAGCGGCTTTGACCAGTGCTTTTTTTAATGAATTAGGTACATCTTTAAAAGTTTTAACTGATTCGAATAAGTCTTCTAAATCATAATAATCTTCTGTATTATATGATTCGGTAATAACTTCAGTTGTAATTTCTGCAAAATTTTCATGTAAATAATTGGCGAAACTCATTTTCTTAATCTCTTTATTAGTGTATAGTTGTTTTAACTTATTTAATCTAATTGTAAAAATGATGGAAAACACAGTTGATTTAATTAATTTATTTATTATATTAGTTGGATTGCATATTTTAGTTTATAGCACTAAATTACTTAAAACTAGATTTTTTACTATTTTAAAAAAATCATCTTCTAATTTATTAGAGTCAGCCCTTAATAAACAACGCCGTAAATTAGACGAAATGGAATCATCATATGAAGAAATGAAGACATTAAATGATCTTTATCCAAATTTAATAAAAAATATTTTTATATTTTTATATATTTTTAAATTAACAC